TTCAGCACGTGTTAAATTTCGACGAACGATACGAACTTGCTCGGTAACTTGCTCGGTAACTTGCGCGGTAGGAGCAGGCTGTGGAATGTATTGAGGCTGTGGTTGTGGCTGAGGAACAAAAGGTGCAGGTTGCGGAGCTGGAGGTTGAGCAGCACGTTGCGCTTGAATTTGCTCAATAGCTTGTTTCATTGCCATCTGCCGCATCAATTCAAAATTTGGCATGGGAGGTGCTTGCGGGGGCTGCGGAATTTCTTGCCCTTGAGTAGCTGCTGAAAACTCAGCAGGATTTTCATAACGTGGGCCAGCAGGATCCACGTAATAAGCACCTGGCTGTTTGCTAGCAGTTACTTGCTCTTCCATTATTAAACAGTTAATGTATAGAAACTGTAGCAGTTTTAGTTGATTATGGCGAATGAAATGTCAGACATTGCTGCTGAATTAAAAGGCATCCGTAACATCTTGGCGTCTATGTGGCATAGCCGTTATCGAGATGGTGATACAGATCAAGTGTCACCAGAAATTTACGCTGATGAATATATTTCTACAGAAGAGTGTGCCAGGCGTTTAGCTGTAAGTGACCAAACAATTCGTAACTGGATTCTTCAAGGTAAAAAAGAAACTGGTTATGGTTGGACACAAGGCGTTCATTACATTACAATCCCTGTAGGCCCACGCAAAAATATCATCAGGATTCCTTGGAATCATCTGATTTTATCCTTTGCTAAAGGGGAAGAAATCACATTACGTAGCTTTGATAGAGGTTCAAAGCTTTATAGCAAAAATACTAGGCCACATCTTGACAATATCCCAGATCCCACTGTTCCTAATGTTGACGACTAATGCCCCATCGTTTCGATGGTATCGATATAGATGCCCTTACTTTCGATAATTACCATGACCTTTTACCTAAAGCTTTAGCCAAACAAGTTGATATGTTTGTACCACCTAATGGTTCGTTCGACGAGCGGATCATGCGTCGGTACATTCAATCAATTAAAGAATTTGAATTGGAAGATCCAAATAGTCATACCACGCTTGCCAATCGATTGCGTCTTGCTTTTAAAGATATGGAGCCGGAGACAATCTGTTCTAGGTTTCCTAATGCAGATCTGCCTTTAAAACGACGGTTGCGGTGTGTTGCTGAGTATTTAATCCGATCTCAGGAGTTTATCAAAATGAAAGATGAAAATGGTAAGCTAATCAAGAAACGTGGAATCTTAGGCAAAATGGTGGTTATTTACCAGCCAATGCCTAAGATGTTAACGGTGCTAAAAAAACAAGGGCTACTTAAAGATGCAAAGAGAGGAGATGCTCCAGGGCGTCCTGGGTGAAGATGGTAAACCTGAGTACTTAGATTCTGTCGTCAAGATGGTTCTTGGCGATATGGGTGAGTTCTTCCATAAATTTTGGCACCAGCTTGGGCCAGGCGTTATGGTCTTGCAACCAGGCGCTGAAGATAAAGGAATGTTCTGGCTTACCTTGGCGCAGTTAAACCAAGCTAAAGAAGATTCTGATTCTAAGGAGTTTGCAGATCACTTAGAGACAATTATTCTAGCTGCGCAAAAGATTGATCCAGATGAAAAAGCTGGCTACATGATTTGGGATCACCGTGGCACCCGTTATTTTGAAGTAGATTACAACAAGGTGACAGATAGCTGATGAGTCTAAGACGTGGCAACAAACGTGTCGAAGACTTTGAATGGATTACAAATAGGGATCTAGTGGATTCTGCCCAGTATGTATTGGGAGGTATTGACTTAGATCCGGCTTCATCCAATACTGCAAACGAGTATGTTGGGGCTAAAGAAATTTACACCATCAAAGACGATGGTTTAAATGAAATGGAATGGCATGGGAATGTTTATTTGTTTCCACCACCCCAATCTTATTTCTGGCACAAGAAGTCCCATCGTTGGAAAACCACACGCGGTTTGTCTCCAACCCTGACATCAGGTCAAGCGATCTGGTGGAAAGCGATTAAACGTAAGTGGTTGTCTGGTGAAATTGAATCAGGCATTTACTTTACAAATTATCTGGACATGGCTATGTACTGTCAGGATATTTTTGATCATCCGGTCTGTATTTTAAAAACACGTCCGTCTTTAATTCGCCATTACTTTCTGGAGGACAAGCTAACGCATTGTTCTACTGCTGCATCGATGGTTGTTTACTTACAGCCAAAACGAGACATTGAAGAGTCTACCCAATGTTTCATCGATACTTACGAAGACAAAGGCAGAATAATCCTGTAGAGTGATACAACTGCACAAAGGATATGAGCGTTCTTTCTGATCAAGAGATCAAAGATCTTGCCGCTGAAGGTATGATTGCTCCTTTTTCTGATCGCCTTGTTAGTGAGCGTGATGGGATTAAACTGTTATCTTATGGTCTTAGTTCTTATGGCTACGACATTCGCTTATCTCCTAGTCAGTGTTTGCTGTTTGGTGGAGTACAGCATGGAATGTGTGATGCCAAAAACTTTGACGCTGAGATTTTAAAAGAAACGGAATTGCATGAAGACGAACGTGGCAGGTATTTTATTTTGCCTCCTTTTGGGTACTGTCTTGGTGTCGCCATGGAATACATCAAATTACCCAGGAACGTTACGGTCGTTGCGGTTGGTAAGAGCACGTACGCTCGTGCCGGAATTATGGCAAATATCACTCCAGCAGAAGCTGGATGGGAAGGGTATCTGACTTTAGAAATCAGTAACTGTACTCCGCTCTTTAATAAAATTTATGCTGATGAAGGTATCTGTCAGCTGTTGTTTTACCGTGGTCAGCCTTGTGTTACCAGCTATCAGGAGCGTAAGGGAAAGTATCAAAAACAACCGCCTGAAGTAGTGTTAAGTAAAGTTTAGAACCCTCTAAAGGTTCCAAAGCTTGACTCTGGCTTATCTGCATAATTAGTTGCGCCAGCGTAGGGGAAGTCATCACCTTCAACAATCCCCGACAATTGCCCTGATCTATCTGTATATGGCTGATCGTAAGAACGTTTTTTCTGGAATTTCGCAGCACTACGAGCTGCTCTCAAAGACTTTTCAACACGATTCTGCTGAGCTTCACCCGCAGCATCTCCAATCTTTGCAGTCCGTCGTTCTTCAGGATCTAAGTTTCTCAGGTCAAGAGAATAACCAGCCTCCGGTTTTACGTCACTAACGTAACCAGCAGAACTTGCAGAATCCTTTGACCTATCGTAGGTGGGTGAGTAAGCCATGTGTCAATTATAATTAAGGTAAACTGTGAATTAACAATGGGCTTTTTAGATGAGTTTATGGGTAATAACGATACCCTAAAACAACGTATGACAACGCTAGATACGTTTGGTCAGCCCTTGGCTAATGCCACTAATGACGTGCCTATGTATGATCAATACAATACTGGTTTAGCAGTAACGCAAGACAATATGTCAGATCGTGTTAACTTAGCAGTAGATCCAAGGGCACAACCAAGATGCGGAGTAACAGGAATGATTCCAAGTGCGGAGGAGGGGATTGTGCACGGAGCGCAACCACAACCAAGGCAATTAGTAGTGGACATGGGTCAGCTGTCTCCGGAGGAGATGGAGCTGGCGAAAGAAAACCAACGCCGGATGGTGGCTGGTTTCAACCGATCGTAGAAGAATTAGAAAATACAGACGGAGAAATTATGGATTGCCCAGGGGGTATTTGCCCAGTCCCTTGGAAAACTGATACTAGCGGTGACGATTTAGAAGAACGTCCTGTTTTAATTGATAATGTGAATCATCCTTCGCATTACACTGAAGGCGGTATTGAGTGTATCGAAGCCATTGAAGCGCAACTAACGCCAGAAGAATATAGAGGCTACCTGAAGGGTAATTGCGTAAAATATTTGTGGAGAGAAAAGCATAAAGGGGGTATTGAGTCACTTAAGAAAGCTCAGTGGTATTTGACTAGGTTAATCGCTTTAGAATAATTATTAGTTATTTTAAAAGCTATGCCTGTTCGTTCTTCAAAAAGTGCAAAATCTGCTGCTAAACCAGCACGAAAAGCAGGTGATAAAAAAGACGCCGCCAAAACAGCACGTAAATTAGTTCGTCAAGCTGATCGTACTGCTGCTCGTCAACAACGTAAAGCACGTTCCGCTGCAAAATAACTAATCTTGCTGGCGCCAGTCGTCGGTTTTTTCTTGACTGAACCACTCAACAATGTCATCCGCACTTTTAAAACCAGTGCGATGATTTGTTGGGTCTGGATCTCCAAGGTCTAATGTATTCATGAAATCATCCAAGCCGCCTTCTACCATTTCAGGGTTGTGAGCTTTACGGCGAGCTTGATTCATCATTGAAAGGGCTGATTTGTTAGCTTTTGCTAACTTCTCAGCCCAAATCATGTCTTCTAGTTTT